TTACGCGGTCTCACCGGCATCCCTTGCCCACATTTTGCCCACATTCTCCAGCAGCATCGCGTTCACGGCCTCGCCCACCGCGTCCAGATCATCGTCGAACAGGTCGGCGTACACGTCCAATGTCATCGCGGCGGAAGTGTGGCCGAGCTGGCGTTGCACGGCCTTGACGTTCGCGCCGGCTTTGACCATGAGACTCGCGGCGGTATGCCGCAGATCATGCACGGTCATCTGGCCCTCGATGCCCGCGCGCCGCTTAGACCAGTAAAACCACGAGCTTGTCGTGTTGGGCCCATGCGTACGACGCAGGTAGCCGCCGCCCGGAGCCTCGAAGAGGATATCGTCGGGCTTGCGGCCCTCGCACAACGCCCGCATGTCATCGTCCAGCATTGCCGGATACACGACCTGACGCCACTTGTCCGACTTAGGAGTGTTGACCACTATCTCACGTTGCACCTCGGTGGCGTTCCTGCGTATCCACAGCCGGCGGCGTCGCAAATCAACGTCCCTGACCTGCAAACCCACGAGCTCTCCCCAGCGTATGCCGGTCAAGCCCAGGACCAGCACAATGAGTTTGCGCCAGCCCGACGCTTCCGCCAGGCATAGCAGTTCGGCCATGCTCAGATACCGGTGCTCCTTCCGGTGCTTCCTCGGCAGCTCCAACTCGTCGCAGGGGTTGGAGCCTATGAGCCGGTCACGCACTGCCTGTTTGCACAGGCCGGATAGGATGCCTTCGGCGCGCAATACCACGGTGGCGCTTGACCCGGCCGCCGTCAACGCGGCCACCCATTCCTGCACTTCGGAGTGTGTGACGGATACGAGCTCGCGGCTCCCCCACATGGGTTCCACGCGATGATTCCACTCCCTTTCGAGCGAGTCGATGTAGCTTACCTTGCACTTGACTTTCTTCGCGGCTATCCATGACGGCCACAATGCTTCCACCGTCGCCTTCCCGGCTTGCGGATCTATATAACTGTTGGTGGCCTTGGCGATGGTGACGTGCTCCGCCGCCCAGTTCTCCGCGTCTATCTTGCGGCGGAAGCCCCTCTTGTCGGTCTGGGTGCCGTCCGGCTTGCGGTAACGGACGCGATAGCGCGTTTCGCCTTTGCTGGTCTTGTATCTGGTGACGTTCGCCATCAGTCCACCTCCATGCTGTCCACTTGGAATCTCAGGGTTGGTCGGATAGTATGCGAATTAAAGGAAAGGTATGGTCGATGGATAATGAGCAACAATCCAATCCTGAAGGGCATGACGAGGGGCGCGCAAATAGTAGTGACCCGCAAGGTGGAGCGGAGGTCGTTCACGCCGGCGACAGCAGTACAGCTCCAGACGAAAGCCTGGGAAATGGTGGGCGACAGCCTGCGCAGAGCGATGGACAAGGAATCGACCTCAACGCGATAGCGATTGCGGCACGCTCTGGCCCACTGCCTTCCGTCGAAGAATACGCAGGTTATGAGAGGGTGCTTCCCGGTGCCGCTGATCGCATACTGGCCATGGCCGAAAAATCGTTGAACGTCGAGATATCGGACAGAAAAGCAGCAACAGCAATGGAGGCCGCTGACCATAAGGCCGAAAACCTCAGTATGCTCATTACTTCCGTTGCCTTTTCGTTCCTGCCTTGGATGGCTTTTGGAGCCGCTATAGTTTGCGCGGCCTTTGGAAACAATGTCGGTACGTTCATTGGAAGCATAGTTGGCGTCTTTTCCGCTGGTCCTCAGCTTATCGACGCCGTAAAACGTAAACGCAAATAGCATTTCGGGTATGGCTTCGCCCCGTGTAGGATAAAAGGCGAAGCGTCCTCCTTTCTTGAACTATTGGGATTCTTCAAACCGCCCTGTTGGCGCTGCAACGCCGACAGGGCAATTTTCTTTTTTAAACGGAGAATGCTTCAGCTTTATAGCCGGAGAACCGTTTGGATACGAGCAATCTCACATGTTTATCTACGACGATGTTGGCCATGCCGTAATCTGCTGAGCGGGCGGAGATGTCGGCGATAACGGCATGGGTGGCATGGTCACTGATACGGATATGAGGCTTCGCCTTTGAGCCTTCAGGCACCGGACTATAAGCCACATCAGCCGAGAACAATGCGTATCCCTCTTCCGGCACCAGCGAGGGGCCGGCAAGCCAGTTGGTTTGTGAAATATTGAAGGCCGTGTCCGGCATGAGGGCCGCAATCCCCAGTTGTTCGCGCAGGCTGTAATCATCCAGGGCATCGTTCCCCTGCTCTTTTCTCCGCGCCTCATCGAGCGTTGGCAGAAGTACCGCGACTTCCGGTATGCCGCGCTGGTACCAGCCCTCGCGTATCGCATGCAGATTGATGGTCTGCGCCCCGGCAGAGAACAGAGCTCTGACGTGTCTTTCCGCGATGTCGTTGAACACCACCCCAAATGGCCTGCCTTTATATTCGACCGCGAAACCGGAATCGATGCCCGAACTCCATGTATTACGGGTCAGCGCGCTCTTCAATTTGACGTTGCGCCGGCAGACCTGTAGCAGTGTCTCCCGGCCTTCCCTCATCTTGAGTGCCGGCTTGGGGTCGTATACATAAACCTTTCCGATATACGAGCCGTCGACGGTCTCGGTGCGCGATGCGGAAGCGTTGGTCTTGACCGCGATCCTCGGAGCGGATACGACCGGCTCTTTCGCGGAGGCGTTCGCCGGCGGCTTTGGTTCGGCCTTGATTGGAGCCGGTGAAACATGAGTTGCGGGAGAGGCTTCGGCTTGTGGTGTTGATTTTTCGACAGCGGATTGAAGTCTCGGCGTTTCGACATGCCTTTGTGGGGCTGTCTCTTTCTTGGACTTAGAGTCGGCCGTTTTCTTCGGTGTCGTATTGTTCGCTTTTTCCCATTCGCCGGGATTGGCGATATACCATCCAATGACGAACGCCGCAAGCGCGACGATTATCACGATGACAGCGGCAGCGATTCCCCCGAACCAATTGGAGCTTTTGAAACCCTCCACAAGGCAGAAGAACGCCAGAATCAATGCAACCGCCGCGATCAAATAGAAGATTACGCCGATGATCTTTCGTAATGTTCGCATAATTATCTCCCACTTTCTTCAGACGACCACACTGTCGTGCAGCCATTCCTGATAATCCCTGACGACTTGCGGCGTCACATTCAGTTCTTCGGCCATGAGCCACGGGTCTCCGTCGTACATGGCTTCGGCTTTACGGTAATCGTCCTCGTCTATGAGGAGTCGAGCGGTGGTCATACGGCATCGGCGCTCGCGGTATCCGCATCCCACGTCTCCATACATTCGGTGCACGAGCTCGTGCACCAAGGTGCAGCGTTTCCTCGTGTAGGTCATGCTCCGGTCGATGACGATGGTGTCGGTGTCCATTCTGTATACGCCGTTCAGATCACCGGGGAGTATGGCGCTTCCCACGGTCAGTTCCGGCGCAACATGGTAGAGGGCCATGCGCATCCCGCCGTAACTGTCATGCGCGCGCACCGGCAATACAGGTCTCATCACGCACCACCATCCGGGTCGGGGTCATGCTTATGACCATCACGATAAGCAGCAAATGACATTGGATCACTCTTGGTCAGGCTCACGGTTTCCGCAATGAGGTTTTCGCGATTAACCTCGTCAAGCACATCCGATGGGATAGCAACAAGATGCCCATTTTCCAAAAGCTTCATTATTTCTGAAGGGATTTTCCCGAAGAAGCGGCAGAGCGAAATAAACTCATTCAGCGTTGGCGTTCCGCCATGCTGCTTGAGGATATCGGCGACCCTCGTATGACTCATGCCAGTTGATGAGCCGATAACGCGAAATGATGGCATGGGATCTTCTTCTTCCCTTAATTGGGAAAAGTATTCAGCGACCTCTATATCGAACACTTCCCATTCTCTTGCTTTCTTTGCCATGCCCCTAAGCATAGGTCGTAAATAAATGATGACACGCCGTAGGTTTTAAGTTGACAATAAGTAATTACTTATTTACAGTTTGAAGCATGGAAATAAGTAATTACAGCAAGCAGCAGGCAAACGCCGAAGCGGCCGAAGCGGTCGCCGAACTTCGGCGGTCAAAACTTGCTGCAGAACTTACCAACACTGAACTCGGAAGCGAAATGCAGGTCAGTCGCCAATCCGTCAGCAAAAAGTTCCGCAATGGAGACATGCGACTGAGCGACTTCATTCAAATCGCCCGACTTGCAGGAGATCTTCCCTCATCGATTTTGGCCAAAGCCGAAGCCAAATCCGCGCTCGCTGATAAGGCGGTGGCGTGATGCGCGCATACGGTTTCGGATTCTGCGTCATTGAGGGTGGCTTCATTGTTTTGATTGCTCTGAACTGGGGCGAAGGTGACGCTCTCCGCGGAGTGCTTCTTGCCTGGCTTGCAGTTCATATTTTCCTATCGCTCCCAATAATTGCCGCCATACCGGGATCGATTCTGGGGCATATATACGAGCGGAAAGGCCGTGCTCAACTTGCAGCGTGGCGAGCGGCCAACGATAGGTCTTCCGAAGCCAGCGAAGCCATGGAACGGAAGGAAACCGATCATGGGTCAGAACAATGACCGGATTGCCGTCATCCTCGCCCTTCCACCCATGAATCCGCAGAATGAAGCTCTTGCCCGGTTCCAGACTCTCCCTATAACTCTCGTCACGTGGCAAATCCATGGGATGGGCTGCGGGCCGCACCGTCGAAACGATGCAGTCAGAGCCGGCAAAGTGCAGGTTATAGGCGCTCCCGGTGCCGAAATTCGTGATGCTAACCGGGGTTCCGGTCTCATCCCAGTCCCGTTCGTGGCCCACGGGAACAACCATGTTGAGACCAGTGGCCACGAGCCTCGAATGGGGACGGTCGAAATATTTGAACGCCATCGCAACCACTGCGGATACCACGCCGCTTGCGACAAGCCCGCCGATGTCAACTCCCATAACACCCATCCCAATCGAAAAGAGGAAAACCAATGCTCTGGTTCATTATCTCAATGATTCTCCTACTTGTCGGGGCCGGTTTCATCGCCGTCGCGCTCGCCAACGGCGGCGACGGCATGGGCTTCGGCCTTATCCCCATCGTCGTGGCGAGTCTGCTGATGATTCCCGCATGCCTGTATTCGCAGGATGCGGGAGAGGTCGTCGTGTTGAAGAACATGGGCGGCTCCATCGCCGGCTATTCCGCCGACGCGGGATTCCACGGCAAGCTCCCGTGGCAGTCCACCGTGAAATACGACACCCGCAACAACGTCATCAGCTACGTGGCCAAGGGCAAGGAGGACTACGACGGCGGCTCCGCACGGGGCCCGCAGGTCACCGTCAACGACAAGAACGGCGCGCAGGCGGACATCGACATCCAGGTCAACTATTCGCTCGACCCGAAGTACGCGATGGACCTGTACAAGGACTACGGCAAGCAGACCACGTTCGTCAAATCGGTGGCGGCGGTGGACGTGCGCAGCGTGCCACGCGAGGTCTCCGGCAGGTTCGACACCATCCAATTGTTGACCGACCGCAGCAAATACACCGCCGCCATCCAGAAGGCGTTGACCGCGAAATGGAAGGACATGGGTCTGCGCGTCGAACAGGTGTCGGTGCAGGAGGTTCGCTACCCGAAGTCCATCACCTCGAAGTACGCGGAGGCGCAGGCCGCCGAGATCGACAAGCAGAAGGCGTTGAACGAGCAGGAGGTCGAGAAGACCAAGGCCGAGACCAAACGTATCAAGGCGCAGGGCGAGGCCGACGCCAACAAGGTTTTGAACGATTCACTGACCGACAACGTGCTGAAACAGCACTACATCGACGCCCTGCAGAATGCCGACCAGATGATCGTCACCCCCGAGGGATCCAACACCCTCATCCAACCCAAGTGAGGCGAGAACCATGAACAGCACGGAGTATGGGCATCACGCGAGCGGCTACCGGGAGCCGGAGAACGCCGAACCGTCGCGTGGTTTCACACGTCGCCTCATATTCTGGGCCCTCGTGTTCGCGGTGTGCGTCGGCTGGGTGATGACGCACATGGGGTGCGCGCATCCCATCGAGAACGGGTTGGCCGCGCTCATGGGCTTCGGCTTCGTGCCGTTAAGACTGATCGCACTGGTGTCGAGCGAGGCGGGCGTCGAATAAGTCTTGCCGGACGGCGTGGAAAACCGTCTGGCATAGCGGAAGGAAAACCGAATAACCCACGTTGATAACTGAAAAAACAACTGACAGATACGGTGTCGGTTTCTTGGACCGGCGTGGCGTCGACTTTGTCTATTCTCCGACGTCCCGCTTCGGGCGGTGCAGGTTGCCCCCAGTCAAGATCGCGTAGGTCATGTATGCGCGGCAAAGACCGGGACCACGGTTCGATTCCGTGGCCGTCCACGACCGCAAGGTTACGCAAAAAAGAAAAGCCCCAGCGGCTACTGGGGCGGAAAGAAACTCCAATGGAAAGGATACCCCAATGAGTGCGCCGATGCCAAACCTGATGACGGTGGAACAGCTCGCCGAACATTACGGGCTGGCGAAGAAGACCATTCAGAACAAGCTCACGCGAGGCTGGGGGCCGACGCCGGTCACCGACCCTGACACCATGCAGGTGCTGGGCTTCGAGGTCGAGGAGGTGGCCCGTTTTGACCGCATCAACAAGCAGACGCGCAAGCAGCGCCTCTACGCCTGACGTGCCGAACGACATGTGGCTGGCGGTCGCGGACCGGCTGCTCACCAACCTTGACATCCTGACCGCATATCCCACCCGGCAGTCGCTGGCGAGCCTCATCGGACTGAGCATCCACGAGGCCGGGCTCACGTTAACGCCGGAGACGCCGTTATGGGCACGGCAACGTTGACCGCGCCCATAACGGACGAGGGGATGCGCATGACGCCCGGCGAGCTCATAGAGGAATTCTATGAGCGTCTGGCTGATTTGAACACGGACATGCGTAACCCCCGCATCTATCTGGTGCCGAAGCCGGGTGTCATCACGGTCGACCGGCCGTCGCGCAGGGTCTCGGCGGTCGTGGAATACGCAGACAAGAAACATTTCAGAAGGAGTAGGTGATGGCCGGAGAGACGACGCTCACCATTGTGGGCAACCTGACGGCGGACCCGGAAATCCGCACGATCGGCACCGGAGCGACGGTCGCGAATTTCACGGTTGCTTCCACGCCGCGCGTGTGGAACCGTCAGACGAACCAGTACGAGGACGGTCAGGCCCTGTTCATGCGCTGCAGCGCATGGCGCGACATGGCCGGCCACATCGCCCAATCGTTGAAGAAGGGCGTGCGCGTGATCGTGACGGGCCGTCTGCAACAGCGCTCTTACCAGGCGCAGGACGGTTCGAACCGCACGATCGTGGAACTGCAGGTGGACGAGATAGGCCCGAGCCTGCGTTACGCGGTCGCGGCAGTGGCCAAGCAGTTCAAGCCCAACGGCTTCCAAAACAACCAACAGGGTCAGCAGTCGTATTCGGGCGGCTCCACGTACGGCAATCCGCAACAGTCGGGCTGGCAGCAGGCCGCGCCGCAACCAGCCGCCAACGACCCGTTCGGCCAACCGCAACAACCGCAATCGCAGGAGCAGGATCCGTGGGCCTCCAGCCAGCCCGCTCCTCCGGCCGATGGGCCGGACGACCCGGAATTCTAGAGGAGGATTTTCATGTCGATATCCATAGTGGACATTCCCGTCTCCCAACTGGAGCCGAACCCGCATAATCCGCGCAGGGACGTGGGCGACGTAAGGGAGCTGGCGGACAGCATCAGGGCGCAGGGCATCAAACAGGAGCTGCTGGTCACCCCGTCCGGCGACCGGGACGGCAGGCCCATGTACCGCGTGGTCATCGGGCATCGAAGGCTCGCGGCCGCGAAGATTGCCGGCCTGGACATGGTGCCGTGCCGCGTGGAGGGGATGACGGCGCGCGAGGAACGCGAGCTGATGCTCGTGGAGAACACGCAGCGCGTGGACCTGACCCCGTTGGAGGAGGCCGACGGCTATCAGGGGCTCCTGGACTTGGGCGTGAAGGTCAAGGAGATGGCCGAACGCACCGGGCGCAGCATGAGACTGGTGCGCGGCCGGCTGAGAATAGCGTCCATCCCCCGATCGGTGCGCGAGGCGTCGCCCGCGTTCGCGCAACTGTCGCTCTCCGAGTTGGAGGACATCGCGGAATTCGACGGCGACGAGAAGGCGCAGGCCAGGCTCGCCGCCAAGGCCGGTTCCAATGATTTCGAATGGCAGCGCAACCGGCTGCGCCGCGAACGCGACCGGCGCGAATGGGTGGAGGCCGCGCGCCTGTGGGCCGAATCCAACAATCTGCCCATGCTGCCCGACAACCTCAAACCGGAGGACATGTGGGCGAACCCGACAGGCTACGAGAGGCAGCGGCGTTTCGCCCAGGATTATCCCGGCCCGTTCTCCAAGCAGTGGAAGGACTGGCAGGCCGAGGGGAAGCACCCCGGCGCGGTCATCCGCATCTTCGACGACGAGGGAAGCGTCGTGGCCTACACGCCGGCGAAGAAGACAGCCGAGGAGAGGGAAGACGGGAAGGCCGAAGCGAAACGCCGGATGGAACGGGAGCGCCGCCACAAGGTCAGGGAGCTCGCCCAGGCGTCGGCCGAACTGCGCTGCGAATGGATCCGAACAACCATTCCCGTGTTGAAGGCGGACGCGCTGCGCGACATGACGGAACGCCTGACCCTGTTGGAGCTGATGGGCGTGGGCGATTCGATGAGAGGCACGAGCCTGGACTCGAACGGGTGGACCCGCGTGGTCAAGGCGTACTCCCTGTTCGCCAGACCGTTGCCGGTAGTGGACAAGGACCCGGAGCATGGCGTGTACACGCTCAACGTGGCGGAGAACGCCATGGAGCTGCGCCGCCGCCAGTCGGTTCCCTCCCGTCGGGGCGTGGAGCTTCTGCTGCTCCTGCTGGCCCGCAGGGAGGGCGCGATAGACGCGGACACGTGGGACCGTGAGGCCTACCAGTGCGACCTCAAGGGTTTGAACGCCTACTACGAGGTGCTGGAATCGGCCGGCTACGCGGTGTCGGACGCGGAGAGGAAGGGGCTGGAGCAGTGAACACGAAAGTGGTTATCAGGGTGCGCAACGGCGATGACGCGCCGGTGAGCGTGGAGCGTCTCGTGGTGGATTCACGCGCCGAGGTGGGTGCGGGGGTCACGCCGATGCTGCTCTCGGACATGCTGGCCCTTTTGGACGATTCGTGCCATGTGACCGATGTGGAGATCAGGAGGGCGGAGCCGTGAGCATCGAACTGGTGGCGAAGGCCAAGAAGACCCGATTGCATGGGGACAGCACGGCGAAACTGCTGCTTATCGTGCTCGCGGATTACGCGAACGACGAGGGCATGGCGTGGCCGAGCGTGAAGACCATGGCGGAGGAGACGGAGAAAAGCGAACGCAGCATCCAACTGCTGTTGAGGAAGCTCGAACAGATGCGTCTGATCCGCAAGGGCGACCAGAAACTCGTGGCCAAATACGCGAAGGGACGCCGACCGGTCGTCTACAAGCTGTTCCCGAAGACCAAAAAGGGCGAAACCCCAATGGACGCAACGGTTGAGAGGGGTGAAACCCATTGCACCCCCGAAACAGGTTGCACCGGTGAAACCCACTTCACCCCACGGGTGAAACCCACTTCACCCGAGGGGTGCAACCCACTTCACCCCACGGGTGAAACCCACTTCGTTTCAGGGGTGAAACCCACTTCACCCAAACCGTCACAGGAACCGTCAATAGAACCGTCAAGAGAGAGTACGCGCGCCAGCAAAACCGAAAAACCCGACACCACACGACTCCAAGCGCTCGCCAACCTCACCCCCGACCAGTCGCACCGGCAGCTCGCCGACGAAATCGGACTCGACCTGGACGCCGAACTCGCCAAGTTCCGCGACCATGCGATAGCCGGAGGCCATCTGCCGGCCGACCCGGCGGCGGCGTTCCGCAACTGGTTGCGGCGCGGCCGCGAACTCGGACTCGGCAACACCAATCGAACCGAGCCGGCGCTCGCAGGCGGCTTCGCCCATCCCACGCCGCCACCCCGGAAACCCCACCGGCACAGCTACGGGTGCACGCACGTGCTCAACCTGCTGAACCGTGACGCGCCGGACAACGACCCGCTGGCATTGCAAGCGGCGGAACTGCTCAACCAAGGAAAAACCGAAACCGAGGCGCTCGCCGCCTTGGGACTCATGAAGGACGATTTGGAGGAAATCGCATGACCAGGAAAACCGAAGCTCTCTTGTGGGTGGACATCGAGACCACGGGAACGGATCCGCGCCACGACCTGATGCTGGAAATCGGCTTGAGGTGCACGAGCATGGACGCGAAAACCGAGTACGCGCGTTACGAGTCGGTGATAAAACCCGGCGTTCTGCCCACTGACAGGAGTTTCGCCTACGCGCATCGGATGCATGAGGCGAACGGGCTCATCGACGGGCTCATCGACGCAAGCCCCGAACTATGCTCCACGGCGCGTGTGGCGCTCGCCGTCATCGATTTCACCCAGTCGATGGCGGAAACGCATGTGCTGCATCCGGCGGGCACGAACATGATGGGCTTCGACCTGCCGTTCCTGGAGCATTACCTGTTCGCCGAGGACCAGTGGGGGCGTTTCCACCGACTGCTCTCCTACCGCGCGTTGGACATGACCGCCATCCGGTTGACCCAAACCGCGTTGGGAGCAGACCCGTACGAGCATTACACGCAGACGAAACCGCATCGTGTGACGGACTGCCTGGACACGGACATCAGCGAATACATCGAATGGCTGGACCTCGTCAAATGAGCCGCACCAACCCCACACGGGAAACACACAGGCTGACCGCCAGACGAGACCACTACCGGTGCCTGCGATGCGGCAACGAATTGGACCACATCTGGAGCGGCCACAGCCTCCACCACCGGCACATGAGAAGCCACCCGTTCCCCGGCCTGCATCTGCCAGCCAACCTCATCCATTTATGCGGCTCCGGCACCACCGGCTGCCACGGATGGGTACACAACCATCCCAAAACGGCGATGGAATACGGGTGGATAGTCAGCATGGGCGAAGACCACCCCGAAAACATCCCCGTATGGGACGCGCACCAAGGCTGGCTGCTCCTCGACAACCAAGGCGGATACACGCTCTGCGACAGGGACGGCAACCCCAGATAACACACGCAAGCAAACCGACACGGAAACAAGCCGGCGCTCGCCGGCTAAGGGAAGGGAAACATGACGTTCGAACAGACGAACGAGAAGCAACGCCAACGCATGAAGGCGGACGCCAGGTCGCACAAAGCGACGGCCAGGACGATTCTCGCCGGCCCGCTCTACGCGAGGCTCAGGGGCGGCGAGGACCTGTACACGGCCGTCTGGGCGTTGTGGGAATCACTCGCCGGCACGGGATTGTCGAACATGACGGCGGGCGCGGTATGCCACGCATGCAAGACCCATGACCTCGACCAATTGGATTGGGCGCTCACATCGATAGCCAAAACCGGGTCGATACGACCATCCTCCACACCCGCCAAACACCCATTGCACTGCACCAACTGCGGCAAGGAATGCAGGCCGCACGCCGGCACCGCGATCCTCTGCAAACAATGCAAGGAAAACCTCCGAAGAAGAAAAACAAAACCATGAACAACCTGGACAAGTACATCCACCGATGCCGGTTGAACCTCGAACCCCACCACCTCCGACCCGCAGACGAAAACGACGACAAACATTGCATCATCTGCGACATCAGCGGCGCTCGCCGGCATATCCGCATGGACGGTCTATGCATCAACTGCTGGCTCAAATGGAGACGCAAACACGACCCCGCATACCGCAAGCGAGTCAACGACTACCAACACCGATGGCAACAGGAGCACCCCGACGAATTCCGGGCAATGAAACGCCGCTACGAACACAAGAAACGAGCGAAGGAACAAGCATGAGCGTCAAAACCTACATGGGAGCGGGACGGAGTATTGGCTTTGTCTGGATACACGTTCTTCCTCATAAGATTCCGCTGCACTGTCTGCGGGCTCAGCTTCGAGGGAGGTTGTTCGCGGAAGCCAGCTCCACATCAGTTGCAACGCAACATAGCCGCATGGAACCGCATCTGCAATGGGAGTGAGAAGTTCACTCTGTACGAGAGTCTGGGAGGCAGACGATGAGCACGCTGGATATTCTGGGCAACACGAGTGAACAGGCGGATTCAGTGCGCCTGATGCTCAAGATTCGAGGGATGAAAGATGGGCATTTCATCGACGACACCCCACTCATCATCCTCAAGGCGGACAACCATCAGGACTCCGACAAATGGGATGTGTACATCAGCAAGTCGGTGTATCCGACCGCCGAATCGTATGGCACGCTCGCCGGCATACTGCGAATGCTCGCCAATGACGTGGAAATCATGGCACACGAGAAGGAAATGGGAGGCAGACGATGAGCTATAAGGCGAAGATATTCACCCGCGAGGAGTTCGGCAACGTGATTGCCGCCGCCATCTACGACTACGAACATGCACCCGCGAAAATCCTGTACCCAATCGAGGTCCTAATCGACCAACTCTATGACCATTACGGCACGGAAACCGAGGTGGAGGAATGAAACCACGAGTGTATGACGATTTGGTCCAATCCGCCGTCGAATTGAGTTGCTTCGGTACAGGCCAGTCAACCATCGAGGAAGGCCGAGCCGCCTATCAAGCATGGCTCAAGGAGCATGACCGGCAGACAGCCGAAAAAGCATGGGAAGAAGGGTATATCCAAGCCGTCAAGAACATGAATCCCATGCCCGGCGAGGAATCGCCCGAATACACGCCAAACCCATATCGAAAGGAGAACGCATGAACGAGATTCAGCTTACAGACCATTTGGTCGCGCATATCAGCGCGGGAAGCGACTACGGCCGTTATCAAGCCAAAATCTGCGAAGACGGCAACTTCAGAGACTTCCTGTACGCCATGAGCCTCAAACGTCTCAAGCGCAAATGCGAAAAGTATGCGAATCGTGAACGCAAGGCCATCGCATATGTCACCACACTCAAGGAGGAATCATGAGCGCGACGAACAACCAGCGTGAGATGATACTCAAATGGCATAAAGGCAAGGCCGCGACACCCGAGTACACGGCGAAACTCCTCGGTTTGCCGTTGAGCGAGGTGCTGTACGTGATCGAGCATCCCGAACCGCCGAAATCACGCGCGGACGCGTGGACACCGGAATCCATCGAACCACTGGTCTGAAAAATACCGATAAACACACGCGAATACATGACTGAATTCAGCGTAAAAACACTGAATCCAACGAAAGACAAAACGAAACCCTCCACCAACAGGCGGAGGGCACGCTCACCAAAGCACCATCATAGCCGGAACGTGGAGGGTTTCAACATAATGTTCATCACCACCGAACCATGCCAATACTGCGGCAGCCGACAGGTCGAGGCACCATGGACGCTCTGCCGGGACTGCCGCCGCGTCTACGCGAAAACGCTCCACCGGCTCCGCCGCGACATGATGCTCCTGCAACAGGTGTCCCGTCACGCCTACAAGCTCGGAGAACCCGGAGCGGGCGGCAAACCGCAAGGAGGCGCGGCGCCCGCGCCCATCAACCTCCACGCGCAGGACATGCTCGACCAGATCGAGGACGGCTTGCAGGACATGTGGAACGAAACCGGCGTGGAAAGCCGTCCGAGATGGCAGACCCTGCTCAGGGACTCGCCACGACGACTGCCCGACCTATGCCGCGCCAGCCGTTCGGGACATTGGCTGACATGGCTCATCCACACCTGCGAGCGCATCGAACCGCTCGTGGACCGCAGGCCACGCACGCGCCGGATAATCGGCGTCTGCCCCGAATGCGGACGCGAGGTCATGGCCGCGAAGGGCGAATCGCTGCTGCTATGCAAATGCGGCAACCCCATCAACGTGGCCGAACTGCGCGAGCAGAGCCGAGACAAGGCCGAGGCAATCCACCTGACCAAGACCCCTGCGGGCATGAGCCAGTGGCTCAAGGACAACTACGGATACGAGGTCAGCCGCAAGCAGATCAGCAACTGGCTCAACCGCGGCAAGCTGCCCAGCAGCAAGCCGGTCGATGACGGCTGCTGGGAGTTCAACATACGGGAGATTCTGGCGTTGGCGATGGGTTCCAGCGGCCGCCCGGCTTGACATAGTGTAGCCTGTGAGATACAATAAGGGTATGGAAATCAAGCAAACCGCCGAATACCGCAAGTGGTTCAAGAAACTCAGGAACCGCGAGGCGAAAGCCGCCATCCAAGCCCGGCTCGACGCCTGCAAGCTCGCCGGCAGGCCGTTCGGCGACATCAAACCCGTGGGAGGCCCGGTCAGCGAGATGCGGTTCCACATCGGAGCCGGATACCGCGTCTACTTCACCACGCGCGGCAACGTGCTCATGCTGCTGCTCGCAGGCGGCGACAAAAGCACCCAGCAGACCGACATCAAACAAGCCCACGCCATACTCGACGACTACAAGGAGCAGCAATGAGCACCGAAATCACCGACTACGACACCAGCGAATACCTCGAAAACGAACAGGACATCATCGCCTACCTCAACGCCATAGCCGAATACGACGACCCCGCACTCATGCAGGCCGCACTCGGCAACGTCGCCAAGGCTCGAGGCATGACCCAGATCGCCAAGGACGCGGGCGTGGGGCGCGAAAGCCTCTACAAAAGCCTCAGCAAGGACGGAAACCCCAGCTTCCAGACCATCGCCAAGGTAATCCACGCCCTCGGCGGACGCCTCACCATCCAAGCCGCCTGAAAAAACAAAACACAGACAGGAGTAGGGTGAATCCACCCCGTGGTATACTCCGTATCAGGATAAGTGCGAAAGCCTCTGGGACATACATCTCAGGGGCTTTACTCATATCCTCCGTATCTCATGGGCTGAGAGTACTCCGCCGGCAGCGTCCAAAGCGCCGGTGCCAGTCAGCCCGCCACGGCTTGCGTACGGTAGAGGACTAACCGGTCACGCTGGGATAGCGTGACATCCAGTAAACACTGCCACTGGATCGCGAATTCGAATCTCGCCCAAGCCACCAAACACACAGGATGGGAACATGAGCAACAAGGCAGGCTCAGGCCGATACCAAAATGGAGCAGCCCGCCGCAAATGCAAGGCCAGACACATCGCAGCCGAAGGACCAATACCGATCTGCCCGCTGTGCGGCAAACCCATAGACCTCACACTCAAAACACCACACCCACTCAGCTGCGAACTCGATGAGATCATCCCATACAGCCGAGGCGGATCACCGACCAGCTATGACAACACACAACTCACACACAGAATCTGCAACCAAAGAAAAAGCAACAAAATAATCGCCAACACCACAGGCCACCAAAACACAAAAAAACAACCACAAAACACCATCCCAATCAGCCGCCAATGGTAACCGGGGGCCATACCCTCCCCCTCCCATGCAAGGCTCCCCACAGTTCCTAGCGCCGCCGTCCCCCCGCAATCCGCGTGGAGTATCGTACGTTTGGCCGTTGGGGTGCCTGCGAGCGCCCGTGCGAGCCGTTTCGGAGCTGGTTTGACACTTTTGCCTCGCTTGTTTTCGAGGCTGTTACGTTTGACTCTCCGCAGTTTTGATATGTCGCGAAATTATGGTTGCAACCCATTGGAATATATGCTATAGTTATAGCTATGGTCAACCAATGTAGGAATTGCGGCCATTTCTTTCAATCCACACCGAACCCTAGGCGTCCGAGACTGTTTTGCTCGGACAGATGCCGCAAGGCGTGGAGCCGCAAACATCAGATACCGCAGGAACTCAAGGCATTGCGCCGTTGGGTGCGCGCCGATGGCAAGCGCCCGATTATGTGCGATGGGTCACCAGCCAGTTCGACTGATCCCGATACCTGGGCGTCATACCCGGAGGTCATGCGCTCGAAGGCCGGCGACGGCTATGGCATCATGCTCGGCGATGGGCTTGCGTGCTGGGATTTCGACCATGTTGATTTGACCAGTCCGCCCGCGAAGGCGTTGGAGCTGTTGCCGGATGCGATCTATGCGGAGGTTTCGTCCAGTGGACATGGGTTGCATGTGTTCGTGGAGTCGTCGGAGTCGAGTTTCCGGCGTGCCGGTGTCGAGTTTTATTCGCGTTCGCGGTTTATTCGCATGACGGGAAGGAGGTGGCCGAAGTGACCACGGTTATCCGCAATCAGGGTACGAGTCTGGCGGTGCGCGAGAAGCTGGCCGCTGATGGCAGGCCCGTGTTGTTGGCGTTTTCGTGCGGCAAGGATTCCATAGCCGCGTGGCTGGCGATGCGGGATATGGGCATCGAGGTCGTTCCCGCGTATTTGTACTATGTGCCCGGTTTGAGGTTCGTGGACGAGGAGCTGGATTATTTCGAGCAGAAGTTCCAGACCCGAATCAAAAGGTATCCGCACCCGTCGCTGTACCGGTGGTTGAACAATGCGGTGTTCCAGGCTCCCGAACGGTTGCGCTATATCGAGGCGGCGCGTTTGCCTGAGCCGTCGTATGAGCAGATGTGGGATTTCATCCGCGCCGACGTGGGCTTGGATAAGAGCACGTGGTGCGCGGATGGCGTGCGTGCGGCCGATTCGATTCAGCGTCGTGGCGCGTTCGTCCAGTACGGGTACTGGCGGCGCAATCTCAAGAAGGTCAGTCCTATCGGGGATTGGCTCAAGGGCGAGGTATTGGACTGCATCAGATCGCATGATATCGAGCTGCCGTGTGATTATGCGTGGTTCGGGCGTTCGTTCGATGGCATCGATAAGAGGTTCACCAAGGTGCTCAAGGACAAGGCACCGGACGATTACGCGACGCTGCTTGAATGGTTCCCTTTGTTGGAGGTGGATCATGTCAGGTGATTTCCGATTCGACTTTTCCAAGAAGTCCAAGGGCAAGAAGGCTGTGAAGCCGGTGCCGGAAAATCTGGACGAGAACGCGAAGGAGTACCGGGAGCGCGCCCGTGCGGAGCGCAAGCGTTTCGTGGATGCGACCGACACCGAGTTCTGGCTGTGCCTGTGTTTCCCCTCCCCCGCCGAGATGGCGCGGTGGCGTGAACGGTTTGGCTTCGGCGAAAACCACCGGATCTATGCGTACCGTGATATCGAGAAGCTACTCGCCCCGTACAAGCCGGCCAAGTCGTCCGCCGTGGCGTTCGGTGCCGGCGTCGGCTTCGGTGGTGGTCTCGGGTTCGCGGAGAAGACGCCTGACCCGCTCGCCGATGTCAAGTACTCCGATGATCTGGAGAAGGATTGTCTCGCCGAGTTCGCCGCCCTGCACAGGGCGCTGGTTTCGGCTTGCAGTCCCAGGAAGCTCGTGGAGCCGACCGATTCCGAATACTGGTTCGCCATCGCGTTCCCGTTGCGAGACGACAAGGATTCTTTCCTTGCCGAGTATGGTCTTCGCAAACTCGGAGATAAATACCTCGATGGTATGGCCGTAGCTCGGAAGCTGGGAGGTGAGTTATGAGGCGAGTCCGTTATGCGAGCACCAACGATATCCGCTATACGGGGTATGGGCGTCGCTCTCCCGGTTCATCCGGTGGCGGTGTGTCCGCCCTGCGTGTGAGTGCGTCCCGTTCCGCGTCGCGATCGAGCGGATCGTGAACCGGTAAACAATTTTTTTTTCGTTCAAGCCGTCCCTATGTGGCGGCTTTTTCATTGGGAGGTTCTCATGCGACGCGGCTCTTCTTCGGCTTCCCGCTCGTCCAGCAGCGGGAGCGGCGGCAACTCATCCCGCTCACGCTCGAAGGGCTCAACGCTTTCCGGCGTCGGCTTCTCGAAAGAGCGAATATCCCAATACCGCAAACAGGGCTTATCCGACGAACGTATATCGAAGCTATGGCAGGATACCCTCAAGATGCGCGCGTTGATGAAGAAACGCAAGGAACAGGGAGTCAGCGATCTTGAAGCCGGCGTTTCTCAGTCATGGAAGAACGCCCAGGCACGCCGAGACCGGGCGTTCGACAAGCGGTTCAACGACGAATGGAACAGATACCGCAGTGCAGGCTGGAAACGGTAGATCCCGATTTTTCTTGTCCACATCGTTACTGGAAAGGAGGTGGATCGTGCGTAACCTGTTCCAGCACGCCGGCAATGCGGTGCGTAACGTTGCCGGTCGTATCCGCAGCGCTTTTTCTCGCGGAGGCTCGCGTTCCTCAGGCTCCTGATTTCCCGATGGAGGTGATTGTCATGCGTCCGAGATACGTGCAGGGCGAGTTTGATTTCTCTCGTGCCGCCGGTTCCGCTCGCGCGAGTCGCTCCAGCGGCTCCTAGACATTGATTCGAGGTGATCCAGTTGGCCAAGACCACGATAACGCAGCCACAGTTGCCTGACGGCATCGAATGGCCGGAGGCTACCGTGCGATGGTGGGAGCATTTGGCTTCCACCCCCGGCGCGGACTCGTGGACCGAGGCCGACTGGGACAACCTCATGAACGCCGCCCTGATCCACGCGGACATCTGGGGTTCCGGCAATTTCGCCAGCGTGCCCATACTGAACAAGCTACTGCAGGATTACGGCATCACACCAGCCGCACGCAGCCAGATCATGCCGGCGGAAGTCCAGAAGCAGGAGCGGCATACGCCGCTCGATGAGATAACCGAACGACGGAAGCTGAGGGTGATCGAGGGTGGCAAGACGAAGAGGCGTACAGGAACCTAGCTTCGCTCTGGTTCCCAAGCACGCGCAGTCCGAGGGAGGCGAGGCGTGCGCGCTCGCCGCCGGCTACGATATGAAGCCGGACAAGTGGCAGCGCATCGTGCTTGAGGGTTGGCTCGCCACGGATTCGAAGCTGCAATGGGCGGCGTCGGATTGCGGGTGCGCGGTGCCGCGTCAGAACGGCAAGAACGCGATTCTCGAGTTCACGGAATTGTACCTTGCCGCGATCCTCGGCATGAAGATTCTGCATACGGCGCATGAGGTGAAGACCTGCCGCAAGCATTTCCTGCGTATGAGATACTACTTCGAGAACGCGCGCAAGTTCCCCGAACTGTCGGAACTTGTCACCTACATTCGAGCCACGAACGGCCAGGAGGCCATCGTGTTGAAGAACGGTGGCAGCATTGAGTTCACCGCCCGTTCGAAGAGTTCGGGCCGTGGCTTCACGGTGGACGTGCTGGTGTGCGACGAGGCGCAGGAGCTGACCGACGAGCAGATGGAGGCCATACAGCCCGCCATCTCGTCGGCACCCTCCGGCAACCCGCTGACCATCTACACGGGCACCCCCACGCCGCCGACCTCGCCGGGCACGGTGTTCGCGCGCATGCGCCGCAACGCGCACAGGGACAAGCCGCCGAAGAACCTGTGCTGGTTCGAATGGGCGGCGAACAAGATAGGCGACGTGCACGACCAGCAACGCTGGTACCAATACAATCCATCGCTCGGCACCAGACTGCTGAAAAGCGTGGTCGTTTCCGAATCGGAGAAGATGACCCCTGACGGTTTCGCCCGCGAACGTCTCGGCTGGTGGAACGATCAGGCCGGCGCGCTGTCCGATATCGATGTTGACGAGTGGGCCAAGTGCAAGACCGACAACCCCTGCATGGATGGCTACAACTCGTATGCGGTCAAGTTCAGCGCGGACGGCGCGAACGTCACCCTCGTGGCGTGCGTGCGCCCGCCCCGCAAGTCTGGTGAATTGCCGCACGTGGAGGTCATCGCCTCGCGCAGCATGCGCGGCGGCACCGGCTGGCTGGCCGACTGGCTGACCGCCGAGAAGGACGGTGCGGAACGATGGCGCAACGCCATCGGCATCATCATCGACGGGCGCGTGGGAGCGCCCACCCTGGTCAACAGCCTCATCGACAAGGGCGTGTCCAAAAGAGTGATCGTGGTTCCGCGCCCTTCCGACGTGGCAGACGCTTGTTCGATGCTCGAACAGGCCGTGAACGACCATGGGCTTACCCATTTCGGCCAGCCTCTGCTTGACGAGGCGGTGGGTCATGCGAAGCACAGGAAAATCGGAGACGGGTTCGGCTACGAGACGTCCATGGAGAACATCGACGTGAGTCCCGTGGAAGCGGTGGCTCTCGCGTATTGGAACGTCAAGACTTCCAAACGTCATCCGGGAAGAAGAGCAAAGGCGGTGGCATTCTGATGCAGATTCCCAGTCTTGAAAACGTGCAGGTCGATAATCTGCCCGACGAGTGCCGAGAACCGTGGGATTTGATGATACGTCAATGGTCCCAGAAGCTCGAACGTAACCTTTTGCGCACCAAATACTACGACGGACGAAACGAGCTTAAGAATCTGTCCATCGCTGTGCCGGACAGCATGGCGGGGATAAGCGAGGTCGTGGGCTGGCCGCAGAAATCGGTGGACGCTTTGGCCGACCGCATCGTGTTCGATGGTTTCGTCGGAGTCGGCGACGACAGCCGCGACCCGTTGGGTTTGGATTCGATTCTTTCCGACAACGACTTCGACGTGGAACTGCCGCAGGCCATCCGCAGCGCGCTCACCCATTCATGCTCGTTCCTGAATGTGCGCAGCGCGGAACCCGAGGATGGTCTGCGCTCGAAGGTGTCGGTATCGTTCCGCAGCGCGCTCTATGAGACCGGCCTGTGGGATTACGCCCGTCGCGGCCTGTCGGCGGCGTTGTCGATAACCGATATCGACCGTTCCCAGTACGCGCAGGCGAACACCATCGTGCCTTCCGAGCTCATGCTCTACATGCCCGGCTACACGATTCGTATACGCCGCGCGCAATCAGGCCGCTATCATGCGGACGCTCCCCGGAACACGTACATGGATCATGTGCCCGTTTACCTGATCCCCTACCATCAGGACCTGAACCGCCCCTTTGGCCGCTCGCGCATCAGCCGCGAGGTCATGAGCATCACCGACACGGCGGTTCGCACCATGCTGCGCATGGAGGTAAGCGCCGAATTCTATTCGAGCCCGCAACGCTACCTCATCGGCGCTGACGAGCCGCCCGAGGACAAGAACGGCAAGAAGCTGACCGGCTGGGAAGCCACCATCTCGAAGATGCTCAACATCAGCCTCAACGAGGACGGCCAGGCACCCGCCATCGGCCAGTTCACGCAGATGACCATGCAGCCGCACACCGACATGCTTCGCGCACTCGCGGCACGCATGAGCGGCGCGACCGGCGTACCGCTCAGCCAGTTCGGCGTGATGACGGACTCCGGCCCTTCCTCGTCCGACGCGATCATGGCGGCGGAAAGCGAGCTTGTCATCGAGGCGAAGAACGCCTGCCGCGCCATCGGCGTGCAGCTACGCAAGGCCGCGAGGGACATCGCCATACTCAACGGCACCAGCGAGGACAGCGACGAGCTCGACCGCCTGCAGGTCAACTGGCGTGACCCCGAACGCCCATCGCAGGCCGCGCTCTCCGATGCCATCGTGAAGCAGGTGACGGCCATTCCATGGCTCGCCAACTCCGACGTGGTGTTGGAGAAGCTCGGCTACACGGATTCCGACATCACACGCCTGTTGGCCGACAAGCGCAAGGCCGAAACCCGCAGCGTGCTTGACTCCCTCGTGAACGGAGGCAACAAGGATGACGGACAACCGGCAACTGAACCAGTTGCAAGCCAGCCAAGCCAGGGCGGTGGAACTGGCACGCCGCGATCTGGCGAAACTGTGGGAGACGCTGCAACAGCTCAGCCCTGAATGGCAGCGTGACATGCTGCTCGACTACGTGCCGCAACTGGTCGTCAAATACGGCGACCTCGCGGCGCATGCCGCCTATGAATGGTATATGCGCGTCCGTGGCGAATCGGTGCCAGACCCGTGGGAGTACGACCTGTCCGACTCTTTCCCCGGCGACGGCATCGACAAGACCATACGCTGGCAGGCCGGCCACCTGTGGACGGACCCGCAGACCATGCAGGCGTATCTGGTCGGCGCGATGCAACGCTGGGTCATGTATTCGGGGCGTGAAACCGTTGCCCGCCTGTGCGAGCACGACCCGTCCGAACCACGGTACGCGCGCGTGCCGAGAGGCGCGAAGACGTGCGCGTTCTGCACGATGCTCTGCTCGCGAGGCTGGGTGTACCACAGCGAGAAAACCGCGAAATACGCCAAAGGCTCGTTCAGCCTGTTCCACGACGACTGCGACTGCCAGATCGTGCCCGAATGGGACAGGGACCAAGCGCACATCGAGGGCTACGACCCCGACCGCATGTACTCGGAATACATGCACGCCCGCAGCCTCATCGAGAACGGCGGCCTGGACGACGACACCTATCGGATGATAAAGGCCACCACAAAAGGCAATCCCGACAATCCCAACGACCCGAACACGCTTGTCTACCTGATGCGCCGGCTTTACCCCGACCGATACAAGGACGGGTATGGAGTACCCAGACCGTCCCGTTCGCACTGAATTTTCCCCAACCACCCGCACGGGTGGTTTTTTTATGCCCGAAACGGGCCCAACCCACTAGGAGGAACCATGACCGAAGAGGCCAACGGCAACCAGCAGGCGGCATCGACCGAGAACGGAGCGAAGCCGCCCGAAATCGACTACGAGGCCAAATACCGGGAGGCCGTCGCCCATTCCCGCGAATGGGAGAAACGCGCCAAGGACAACAAGGCAGCCGCCGACGAACTGCAACAGCTCAAGGAGGCCCAACTGTCCGAAGCCGAAAAGACAGCCAAGCACATCAAAGAGCTTGAAGCCAAGAACGCCGCCTACGAGGCGGAAAAACAGCAGAACGAATGGAAGACGCAGGTCTCCAAGGAAACCGGCGTGCCCATCGCACTGCTCCACGGCTCCACCCTCGAAGAAATGCAAGCCAACGGCAAGGCGCTCGCCGACTACATCACCGACAAAACCAAGCCCACGGTGCATGCCGCATCCGAATCCAACCAGCCGCCCGCACCATCCGACACATCCGGCGACTGGATCCGTGACCAGTTCCTCAAACAAAAGCAGAAATAA